CGAGGTCTGGCTGGAGATCGACACCGTGAACATGATCTTCATCGTGATGGGCGTCGACCGCCTCGCCGGCCACCGCAAAAACATCGGCATCTAACCACCAGGCTGCCGGATAAACCGGCAGCTACCCAACCTGAAAGACACCACCATGCAAACCTCTGCCCCGATCACGCTGAACACCCCGATCAAACGTAAAGACCAGGAAATCACCGCACTCACCCTGCGCAAGCCGATGTCCGGCGAGCTGCGCGGCTGCAGCCTGATGGATCTGACGCAGATGGAAGTCGGCGCGCTGGTCAAGGTACTGCCGCGCATCACCGACCCGTCCATCACCGACCAGGAGGCCGCCCGCCTGGATCCGGCCGACCTGCTGGCACTGGGCGTGGAGACCGTCTCTTTTTTGCTGCCGAAGCAAGCGCTGCAGGAAGCATCCCAGCAGTAATCGAAGAAGCCATGGCTGACATCGCGGCGATCTTTCACTGGGATCCGTCAGTCATGGACAAAATGCCCCTGCCGGAGCTGATGCGCTGGCGGGAGGCCGCCAGAGTACGAAGTGGAGCCGATGAGTGAGCATCCGTAACATGAAGCTGGAGGTGGTACTCGCCGCGATCGACAAGGCCACCAAGCCCATCAAGTCCGTGCTGGGTAGCACCACAGGCCTGTCCAAGCAGCTGCAGGAAACCCGCAACCGGCTCAAAGAGCTGGATCGCCAGCAAAGCACGCTGGAGAAGTTCAAGGACACGAGCCGTGGCCTGGCCGTGGCCAAGACGCAGCTGCAGCGAGCTGCTGAAAAGCTGGAGACCCTCAAGAAGGAACTGGCCGCTACCGAGCACCCCACCAAGAAGCTCACCGACGCCATCCGCATCCAGCAAGCCGAAACGGACAAGCTACGCCTGCGGCACGGCAAGCTGTACGCCCAAAGCGTGCAGCTACAGCAGGGGCTGAAAGACTACGGGCTGGAAACCCGCAACCTCACCGCGCAGCAAAAGCGCTTGAAGGCCGAGGCCGAGGCACTGAACCCGGTGCTGGAGCAGCAAAAGAACAAGCTGCTGCAGCTGAACAAGCTGCAGTCGGCTCGCATCGCCAGCCGGGCGCGCTACGAGAAGGCACTGGAAACCCGCGACCGCATTGCCGGTGCGGGTGCTGGCATGATGGCCGCCGGCGCGACCACCGGTGCCGCGCTGACGGTACCGGTATCTGCCTATGCCCAGGCCGAAGACGCGGCCATGCAGCTGCGCGTATCGATGATGGGCAAGGGTGGCCAAGTGCGGAAAGAGTACGCCGAGATCGTCGCGCTGGCCGAAAAACTGGGTAACCGGCTGCCGGGTACCACCGCCGACTTCCAGGAGATGATGACGGTGCTCACCCGTCAGGGCATGAGCGCCAAGGCTATCCTCGGCGGCGTAGGCGAAGCCTCTGCCTACCTGGGCGTACAGCTGAAGCTGCCGTTCGCGCAAGCGGCCGAGTACGCAGCCCAGATGCAGGACGCCACCGGCGCGCTTGAGAAAGACATGATGGGGGTGATGGATACCATCCAGCGCACCTACCAGGTCGGCGTGGATCCAAGCAATATGGTGTCCGGCTTTGCCAAGCTGACCCCGGTGCTGGACATGATCCGGCAAAAAGGCCTGGCCGGTGCGCAGACGCTGGCACCACTGCTGGCCATGGCAGACCAGGCCAAGCTGGTGGGCGAGTCCGCTGGTAACGCGTACCGCAAAGTCTTCCAGCGCAGCATGGATGCCGACAAGATCGCCAAGGGCAACAAGCTGGCCAAGGCTGCCGGCATCAAGTTTGACTTCACCGATGGCAAGGGCGAGTTCGGCGGGCTGGACAAGATGTTCAACCAGCTGGCCCAGCTGAAAAAGCTGAACACCCAGCAGCGCAACGCCGTCATCAACGAAATCTGGGGCGACGACGCAGAGACCCTGCACGCGCTCAATATCATGATGGAGAAGGGCCAAGCCGGTTACCGTGAAATGCAGCAGAAGATGGCGGATCAGGCCTCGCTGCAGGAGCGCGTGAACACCCAGCTGGGCACGCTGAAGAACCTGTGGGACGCGGCCACCGGTACCTTCACCAATGCCATGGTGCGCTTCGGAGAGGCTATCGCACCGGAACTGAAAGCGCTCACCGAGTGGATTGCCACCGCATCGGAGAAGCTGGGCGACTGGGCCAAGGCCAACCCCGCCCTGGCAAACACGCTCATGAAGGTGGCCGGTATCAGCGCCATTGCCCTCACCGCGCTGGGCGGGCTGGCAGTCGGCATTGCCGGCGTACATCCAGTTTGGCAGCATGCTGCCCAAGATCGGCGACGTGCGCACCAGCCTGCAAAACCTGATGCCGTCGCTCTCAGGCATCCAGGCGGGTGCCAGTAACACCGCCAGCACCCTGCGCACCACGCTGGCCAATGCCTGGACTGCGGCCAACCCGCGCACCGCCGCCGCCAGCCTGCGCGACTACGCCATCGCCTTGCGCGAACGTGTGCCGGTGGCCATGGCCCGCGCCAGGCTGGCTACCGCACAGCTCTGGGCTTCCACCCGCCTGTGGCTACTAGGCGTGGGCAGCAGCATGAAAACCAGCCTGGCCAGCGCCGGTACCGCCGTCGCGGCATACACCCGCAAAGTATGGCTGGCCGTAGTGGCACAACGGGCAGCCCTGGCCAGCCGGTGGCAGGGCTTCACCAGCTACGCGGGCAAGGCCGGCGTGGCAGGCATGGGCAAAGATGCGCTGAAAGGCGGATTTAACCTGGTCAAGTCAGGGGCTGTCAGCGGCATCAGCAGTGCCGGCACCGCCCTGATGGGGCTAGGCCGCGTCATCCTGTTTGTCGGCCGCCTGGCCATGATGAATCCCATCGGCCTGGCACTGAGCGCCGCCGCCTTCCTGGTGCTGAAGTACTGGCAGCCGATCAAGGCATGGTTCGGTGGCTTCTGGCAGGGGTTAACTACCGGGCTTGCGCCGCTGGGTGGCCTGTTCCGTACCACCTTTGCCAGCCTGGGCAATGCCCTGACACCGCTCAAGCCAGCGTGGGACTGGTTTGTCGGCGTACTGGGCACCGCATGGGGCTGGATCAGCAAGCTGTTTGCACCGATCAACGCCACCAACCAAAGCCTGGCGGCAGCCAGCGCCAGCGGTCAGGGCTTTGGCCAGGTGCTGGCCAGCATCATCACTGTGGCCGCCAAGCTGCTGGCCGCCTTCCTTGAGCTGCCCGGCAAGTTTGTAACGCTGGGCGTGAACATCATGGAAGGCTTGGGCCTGGGCATCATGCGCCTGAAAGACTGGGTGCTGAATAGCGTAGGCGGCATTGCCAGCGACGTGGCCAAACGCTTCAAGTCCATTCTGGGTATCCACTCGCCAAGCCGGGTATTTGCACAGCTGGGTGGCTGGACGATGGAAGGCCTCGGCATCGGCTTGGACAAGGGCAGCAGCGGCCCGCTGGCCGCGATCAAGACGCTGGCGGGCAAGCTCACCGCTGCCGGGGCCGGCATTGCCATCGGTACGGCCTCCGCCGCGCCTGCCGTCAGCTTTGATACCCGCCCCCCGATCGGCAGCACCAGGTCGGCTCCGCAGCAGCAAGCGGTACAGCCCATTACCATCAACGTGTATGCCACGCCCGGCATGAATGAGCAGCAGCTGGTCAGGCTGATGAAGCAGACGCTGGAAGCACACCAACAGCAGCAAGCACGCGGCCGCCGCAGCAGGCTGACCGATGAGGACTGACACATGGTCATGATGACCCTCGGGCTATTCCCGTTTACCCTTGGCACCCTGCCCTACCAGCAGCTGCAGCAGCAGCTGAAATGGCGCTTGCCCGGCAACAGTCGGGTGGGCCAGCGGCCTGCGTACCAGTTCCTGGGGCGCGACGAAGAAACCATCACCCTGCCCGGCACCCTGATGCCGGAACTCACCGGCGGCGATACCTCGCTGGCCATGCTGGTGCTGATGGCTGACCAGGGCAAAGCCTGGCCGCTGATCGAAGGTACCGGCGCGATCTACGGCTTCTACGCCATAGAGAGCCTGGACACCACCCGCAGCGAGTTCTTTGCCGACGGCAAGGCCCAGCGAATCGACTTCACGCTGACGCTGAAGCGCATCGATAACACCCTGATGGATAGCCTCGGTGTCATCACCCGCCGGCTGCTGGAGCTGGCACGATGAACCTGCTGGATGCCATGAGCCAGGCCAGTGCGGCCGTAGAGGGCGCTGCCGATCAACTGGCCAGCACGCTGGCGGGCGGCATTGTCGCGGCCACCCTGAAAACCCCGGTGTGGGATATCCGGCTGGGGGGCAAAAGCCTGGCACCCGTGCTGGC